TGCTGCTGCTGTTGCGGCTGTTGTGGCATACTAGCTGGATAATTAACCATTTGATTCCAATCTATTGGTGGCATATTACCTTGCTGGCCAAGTCCATTTTGTAGTCCTGGAATTGGCTGATACATTTGCTGCATCGCCTGCTCACGAGTGCCGTATACGCCTGGGCTCAAGCGATACTGACCGCCCATGTTTGCTGATGGCTGTGGCATTTGTGCTTGGATTTGTTGGAAGAAAGGCGATTGTAATAGACGCTGTGACTCCTCTGGAGAGTATCGTTGCATCTGGTCGTTTAGCGGCTGACCAGCAATTATCTGTCCCACCTGCTCTGGTGATGCTTGAGTTGGTAATGGCCCTGGTTGTCTCATCCCACTAGCAGCACCAGCTACAGCTTGCGGCATTTGCTGCTGTGGTTGCCTACGAATAGGTTGACCACGTTGCCCAACAAGACCACCCCTATTGCCACGGTAAACGCCAGGAGAAAGACGCTCCATAGCTTTCTCTCGTGGTGCTTTTGCTAATGCGCCTTTGAGTTTTTCGCCTTTCATTTCTTTTCCTTTGTTTGTCGATAATTCATGCGTAATGCTTGTTTTACTGTTTTAGCAGGTTGTATATGACCTTTATCGTTCATATACATTCCAGGTGATACACGAATTACTTCACCCTTTGGCGGTCGTGGTGGTGGCGGTGGTGTAACGCCAACTCCAGCCTCTTGAGCAAACTTTGATTTGCCTAATACTGCGTCAATGTTGGCAAGAACATCCTGTTCATTCTTAGCGTTTGAAGTAACAGCGTTTACTAATATTCCAGTATACTGACCTGGGAAAAACTTCTTCTTTGCATCATCTGCTCCATAAATAGAGCGAATCATCGGGTCAATTTTATCGCTTGCTAACTTTGCAAGTGGGTTAGAAAAGTCTACATCCCAAGCATTACGGCTGGTCTTTTTATCAATATTTTCACCAACATTTGTGTACTTAGTTTTTCCATCAAGACCGATATTAAACTTAGATCCATCAGCAAGCGTTACATGATCCGAGCCGTCAAGTTTAGTTGCAACACCTGCTTCTCGTAAATCACCACGAAAACTATCTCTTAGTTGTTGAGCCCCCGATTTTCCAGATTTCATCATTGCGCCAATGGAGCGTTTGCCAAGTAATCGAAGAGCTATATTTGGTACGCCACCAGTAAGTATGTTTATACCCTGATTAGTCCAATCAGCTCTGTCTCCACGACCACGCACAATATCTTTCATGCCGGTTTCCCAGGCGTTACTCAAAACTGCTGCTGTAGCGGCTACTGGTAAAGCTACCGAGCCGATTGAACCAAGTGTAGAAGTACCGGCGGTTGTTGTTCCAGCTGTGGTAGCCCCTGTTGTAGCAGCTCCTGTTGCTGCCGTTCCACCACTACCGATACCAGTAGCGCCACCAAGTATATTAGATCCACCAAGTAGAGTTGGCTGTGCAACAGCGGCACTGCCTCCACCAAACATTCCACTTAAAGCTGGAAACCCTTGAATGGCTTGATTAGCAAGAATAGCACCACCAACCATGCCTCCAGTCTGAGCCAATCCCGATCTTTGAGCTGCTGCTGCTTGCTCTTTTCGTATCTGCTCTGGAGTCTTAGGCGCACCAAATATGGAAGTGGTTTGGTCGTAAGCTACCTGATGCGGAAAGCCATTACTGGTTAGCCAAGCATAGTAAGCATCTGGTCTGCTCCTAGCAAACTCTGGTGCTTCAGGATGGAATCCTTGTTGATTTATTGCCATAGTTAGATCCAAGTACCAAATACTGCTACACCGTTTCTAGCGTACTGAAGCGGCTTAGTAGCGCCTCCAGCCCATATTATTTTACCTGCCGCAGCACGACTAAACTCTTCATGTAATTGCTGCTCAAACCGTGGACGTATGCTGTCCAAACCATGAATCTCTGCAAAACGCTCTAGAATGCCCTGCTCTAACAACTTTTCTTGGAATATACTTCTATCAGTGTTAGCTAAAAACTCACTATAAGCACCGTTGTAGTAGGTCCAAGTAACGCTACCATCAGACACACTTCCGCTAGTATGTGTAGGTGCTGTAGCGCCTGTAGTGCCACCTGCTGTAGTTTGATAGTAGTTGCCGTTATAAAAACAGTAAGCATTCGCAGCAAATGCTGTGGATGTTACCCAAGTTGTTGGCACCACGCTTCTGTCTGCAATGTACTCAAATATAACTATGTTGCCATTGTTTTGAGCGCCTGGCGTTGGACTAATTAGCAACTCATTATTGCTCATCCCTCGAATCTGAAAGCGCTGATAAATAGTAGGGTAAAGTCCAAAGCCTTCAATCTCAGCAAACTCTTGCTCGCTCATTGGACCAAGAACTCTCCAACGAGTGCTTTGATTCCAGAAGGTCTCGTATTGATAGTGAGAAAAAGCCGCTGGCAGGGCGTACGTGGCTTGCCCAGATACCAGCGTTATCGAACCAGAAGCATAGCACTTCTGCCACGGATACGCCTCAAATATGTCACGGTTAATACGTTGCGCTATAGCCAGAAGCTGCTTAGTAGTCGTTTCAGTCGACGAAAATATATTCGACTCAACAGTGTAACCAGCCTCATTTGCAACATTTTGTATAACCGTGGCTATGCTCATACTTTTCTCGGTCGACCCCTACGCTTCACTGGTTCATCGGTTTCATCAACATCATCGAGTTCGTCCACAACTTCAGTAGATTGGATCACCTCCCTTCGATGTGAGCGTAAGTCTGTACCTTCATTGGCTTCGACACGCTGCATGAAAAGCTCCAACTTCTCCTCAAGTTTAGCTGTGCGAGCTTGCTCTTTCTCAAGCAACTGCTTGAGCTTAACAACCTCGTTCTGGTCCGACTTAGCGGCTGCCAGCCAATCTTGAGCTAACTTTGCAAACTTGCCTAAAGTGCCTAGTTTGCGTTTTGCCTCATCGGAAGCATTAGCTAGTTGCTCTACTGTTTTGAATCCAAGGTACTGAAGCTCTCGCATAGCGGAGCCTGACATCATTGCCCACTCAGATAGTGGCGTACCCTCTGTTACTGGTTCTGAACCAGCCTTAAACGCAGCATACTTATCTGGGTAATCTCGAATATCCTGCGGCTCAATACGTCTAACCGTTTCATCCATGCCTGGGAATTGAATACTGATAGATGGAATCTCATCAAATATCGGACGCCCTTCCTTTAGGGATTTTTCCTCATTCTCGTTGTAGGCATTAAAGAAACGGACATTAGCGCCAGAGTATCGCTTCTTGGGCGTTTGCTGCCCATTCATGATGCCCTGCCAGTCTATGTGTGCCATACCGTAATCTCCGTAAATAGGCGTTATTGCCTACCTACTTATAGCACTAGCCCTCTATAACGACCAAGGTATTGATAGAGCTGCCAGATGTCTGGTACGCCGTTATCGCTCCCGCTGGTATAAATCCTTCTGTAAATCGCAAAACATTGCTGCCTGCCGTACTAGGAAGCACGTAGCATTTGTTAGTGGCTGTAGCAGCTATGCCTGTAAGAGCTTGCCCTTCAAGACCTATAGCAATGTTAGCAGCCGAGTTGTTCTGTATAATAAGGCATTTTCTAAAGCCGTTAGCAGCCGCTACTGTGGTGCTCGATGCCGTATTGATTGTAGGAGTAGTTGTAACTGTGTTACCTGCGTATGCGGTCATAAATCACCTAATAAATTGGGGGGATTACTCCCCCCTTAAAGCTATGTAGCTTTTGTAAACTTCAAGTAAAAGAATGACGTTCCGTTACTAACTACAACAAAGCAGTTAGTGTCGGCATCGTTATCTTTTACAATACCTACAAATCCACTTCCTACTGTAGCTGGCGCACCAAAAGAGGTGGTCAACTCAGCAGCCGTTGGCGTTGTATCGTTTACGTTGTTAATAGCTTGCTTGGTACGAACACCAGCAGCAGTCGCATCTACAACGGAAGGTTGAACTCCGTCGCAAATCTGAACTGCATGCTCAGGTGGCATACCAAGACCAATAAGACTGGTTACCGATGGCATAAACCCTCACAAAATTGGGGGGTATTGCTACCCCCCGTTTTATTAGTTCACCTTGAGGTGACCTACTGAGAACAGCTCTACAGCAGCTGCTCCCGTGTTAGTGGTAAGTCCTACAACATAAGAAATCTTAGTTGTAGAAGCATCGTCAGCAACACCAGCTGTAGCCGTAGTAAAAAGGTTAGCCTTAGCAGCATACGACGCTGCAAGCTTGCCCTTGATACCCGATCCACTTCCGCCGCCGTTAAGACCGCCTACCCATACCCAGAGGTACTCGTTGTCGGCAGCAGCTACCTGAGCTACGCCAACCAAAAGTCCCTGAGAACCAGCGTTTGTAGTTGTAAGCATAGCAGCCTGACCATCAGCTTCGATTTTAACGAAACCGTACTGGTCGATAGCTCCATCAGCTTGAACGAATACAAACTCACCCTCTGTAAGCGAGCCTACAGTCATCAGCGATGCTGGTACTGGCGACTCTGTGCCTGTAAAGGTTTTCTTGTAATTAACTCCGAATGATGCACTCTGTGACATTTTCTAGCCCTCCAAATTAAGCGTAAATAACACCCTGGAGCGCAGGAGCTGCACAGCATAGGTTTCCTTCAACGAGAATTACGGTGAAGAAAGCATCCTGGTCAACTGGACGATCCATTGTTGGTGCTAGTGGCTTGAAGTCAGCGCCTCGAACCATGTCGAATGTCCAATACTTGGTATTGAGCAATCGGCATGAGTTGGTCTCAAGAACTGAGCTTCCAAATCCACCATCGAATACGAAGTCGCATCCGTCATAAGCAAGTACACGGAAACCAGCTACAGCCTTCTTTGTAGGAAGCTGAATACGCTGAATTGCCGTGAGCGAGCTATGAAGATACTTCCAAGCCGTACGATCCATGAGTCCCAAGTCTGGAGCCTCATCGCCTCGTGTGAGACGGCTGATAACGTCCGTAATGGTCTCCTGAACGTTTGAAGCAGAAAGCGTTACGTTTGTGGCGTAGTTTCTAGCCCAAGTGTTGGATGTGCGGTCGATTCCTCCGTATGTGCCAGAAGAAGGCGAAGTCGAAACTGCCTTCTTAACACCGTCGAACTCAAGACCACCGAAAGCCGTTCCATCGCCACGAAGCGAGGTGGATACAGTGTTCTTCAAACGAGCGATAGCTGCCTTCATCTTAGCTTCAGCCAAGTCAAGGAGCTGCGCCTCGTCACGGTTAGCACGACGCTCACGTCCGTTCATTGCAACAGGCTCATAAACCTGCTTGATAGCAAAACGGAACGCTGTCAGGTCATCAATCGCCGAAAGGTCGAAAGAATCATAACCCTGGTAGAAACCTCCAACAGCCGCATCATTGTACATAATGGGCTTACGAAGCTCATAACCACCAGAAATCTTACGAATTAGTCCCTGCTCGTCCAGCGTGGAAAGAAGCGGGTTGTGGTGCAATACCTCATCCGCAATAGAATCCGACTGGTCGAAAAGGGTTGCTACTACTGCCTCTTCTAAATTAGCCATTTTAGTTATCCCTTATAGTTTGTGGGATAACCTCAAGGCTCATTCTCCACTGAAGCGCTTGGCAAGGTTATCCCGAATATCTTTTATTTGTACTCTGGGGGTTCCACTGCCAGCGGAGCCAGTAATTGACTTTGCAGCTTGCTTTGCTTTTTGAGTGGTCGCTTGCTGCTGTTGGACTACCTGACCTGCCGTTATTTTAGACTGCAAACGGGAAAAGGTCGGATTGCCATTAACCACATAATTGTACGCCGTCTCAAGGACCTCCTGTGCGGAGCTGTAACGACCCGTACCGTTGAGTGCTTGCACTACTGGAGCCATTTCAGCTTCTAACTGCGAAGCTGTTTCTGGGTCTCTAAATAGAGGCTTTGCACTCATAAAGGAGTTTACAATCTGTTGGTTGTAGTATTCAAGCGCCTTTTTTTCTTGCTCGCCCTGCAAGGCTTTATAACGGTCCTCAGCTAATCTTTCAGCTTCTTCCCTGGTTAGGTAATTGGCTTGCTGTTGCTGCTGTGGAGCTTGCATTAGCTCGTCCATAGTCAGCCCATAAGACTCAAGCCATTCTCTGGCTGTCTCAACTGGATTAGCTTGCATAGCCTTGTCCCAGGCAATAGCTCGCTTGGTGACATCGGTTATGCTTATGCCAGCCTTGGCGTACTCGTCCTCGTACTGCTTAATGGCATCATAGTAGCTTTTGGTCTGCTCACGAAGCTGGTTGACCTCCTGCATCCTACGGTCGTACTGTGTTTTAGTCTCGTAGGCACGTCTATTAAGGTACTGTTGCAGAATATGAGCATTAGCAGGGGTAGGGTTAAGGAAAGCATCCTTTTCGACAGCATTCATGTCAGCGGGAGCCACCAGCAAAGGTCGCTCAGGTTCAACCGCCGCTACAGGGGTTTCTTCTTGCGCCTCTGTTGGTTCCTGGCTTTCACTTTCTGTTTCTTTAGCTGGTTCGGATTGTACCTGTGTTTCGGACTTGTCTTGAAGCTGCTGACGTAGGGTATCTCGTAAGTTAATCTTTGCGGAGACTTCGGTGCTTTCTACTGCATTATCTTCCATGGTTTAACCTCTCTCTTACTTGGTTAATAAAAGCGGAAACGGTCTTATCTGCGGTATTACGTTCCTTTTCAGGACTGTACCCACGATCATAAGCGTCTCCGACCTCAACAGCTCCAGCAGCCCTATAAGCCGCTCTAAGCTTTGATTTACTGGTATAAATCTCTTTAGGATTAAGGGGATTGCGAGTTGGTGGCATCTCATCCTGTATAAACAGGTCTCGTGCATTAGATTGGTATTCTCGCTTGACTTCTTCAATAGGTACTACTTTGCCAGCACTGTGACAATATTGAAATAGTTTATATTTGCTCATCAATCGTCCATTAACATAAACAACATAAATAACCGCACACGTTTTGTTTTTTCTTCAGCTTCTAATTTTGCATTAGCTAATGCTTTTTCTGCTGTTTGCTTGGCTGCTAATGCTTCGGCTTGTCGTCCTGCCAGTATTTGAGCCGCTAAGTATTCTTCTAATAATTCTTGTTCCGTTTTACGTTTGCGTTGTTTCCGTTTGCTTAAAACATCGGAAGTATCTGTAACTGGATAGAGCCAGCCGTTAGGCAAGCCATACATTAAATGTAAGTGATTTTGGAACCCTCCGTTAATCACTATTTATACCTACAATCGGTTTCGCTTGTTCATCTGTAGTAACAGTTCTAGTACCAAGAACTGTAACATCATCAGATTTAGTTACTGATAAACTGGTTCCAGTCACCTGTGTGTTGTGCACTGCTTGAGCCACCATGCCATAAAGGCTTTTTAATGTTTCATTACCGCCTACAGCACTAGCTTCTGCATCTGAAGTTGTGCGTTTTAACACGCTATCGGCCAAATTATTATTTCCTGAAGTGCTTAATGAACGGCTAGTATATGCCCATACTTCTGCTGCGGTAGCCCCGCTACCAGACGTTGATACTACGGTAGCATTGGCGCTTTGAATTAGGAGAGCTTGGACTCCGGCTGAGTAGGCGATGGGGTCTCCGCTTGGACCCCCAATAAGATTTCCTCCTGCGACACGGGCGACGTAGTTTCCTGCTGCAAAGTTAAGTTGCCACGACCCCAATAATTCGACGGTGATACCGACTTGAACGCCTGGGCCAAGTTGGTCAAGTCCTGATCCTTTTCCGATTCTGTCATATAAAATGCCTTCTTCACTAGCCTGTGCAAGTTTTATCGCATCGTACAATACGTTGCAGTCAATATCTGTTACACCAGCATCAATATCAATCAGACTGGTATCAAAGTTAAATGTAAATGGTGCGATGTAATAACTCATTAAATATCCGCTATTCTACTAGCATTAACTGAACCGCCTGTGCTTGTTACATTCATTGTTGTTTCAAACGGAATAATTGGTGTTGTCGAGCTTCCGTTTCGCACACGAACCGTTGCGTTAAAGTTGGTATCAAATAGAAAACTTGCTTGCTCACTTGTTGATGTTGCTGTTTTGTCAATGAATGGAACAAACACATCATCACCAGCAACAATATTTGTAAGTAATGCTGGCGATAAGCCACTAAACGTTTTGGTGCTGCTATTATAACCAGTATAGGTATAACGACTTTGTTTTATACGAATAAAACCACTTGTTGGGGTGTCTAGTTTTATACTTTCTACTACTGTTAAACTGGTAGCACCTGCACTTGCTGCGACTGGTGTATACTCGTCTTCAAGAATGTTTCCGCCACCATCTTGTCTAGCAACAAGAATAGTATCGCCGCTAACTAAATTACCAACAGTAACATAAACGATATTTGGGGGGACGTAATAGCTACCATCATCTGATTGCATACGGCTAAATCCAGCAATTATATTGTCACTGCCATCTACAACTCTAACGCCTTTAAGCGATGCTCCGGCAGAGCCATAAACTGTGCCGTATGCAGTTTCAAAACTTGTGCCGGATGGAACTATTAAATCATGGAAAGCTGCATTTGGAAGTGACGAATCAAATGTACCAACATCTTGATTTAGCCAGTAGTGAATAAACTGTGCTATTTCAGCTGGCGTTTGACCGCCCGTAACGGTGATAGTAATACTCCACTGCTTGCCATTCCAAGTAACGGGACTTGCTCCATGATTCGTTACAGTGATTCCCCAAGCGCCAGGGACGGCTGTGCTGATAGTATTTGGTATTTGCGTTACTGGAGTATTAAATCCAAATGCCGTCATTGTGAAAGCGTTTTCAATGGTGTCGTACCCTTGGTCTCGCAATCTGAATGCCACTGCAATATTTGAAGTCCATTCGGGATTTAAAGATAAAGTACCCGTAACAACTTCACGAGTTTTTGAAAGCAAAGCACCCGTGTCGGTGCGGAACATATAGGCTACAGAACCAGGCTGTATTCCTGAAATCGTATGCTCCACAATCTTATCGCCATACTGATTGTTATAAAAAGCAGTTGAGTTTGTAGTTGCTCTAAAAGCTACCGAACCTGTGGCCGTATCGTTTGCGGTACTGCTGGCAGTTGCTTTAATCTTGATTCGTAAACCGGTAGGACTGATGTTTGTCTCTGCTGAAAGATTTGCGCCCGTCAAAGATTTATATGTGCCAGTAAAGCCAGTGCCTCTGTCTAAGTCATATTCGTATGTGATTGACCCCACCGGAGAAAAGGGGAAAGTTGGAGCGGCATTAACAAAGCCAGTAATGCCCTTGATATAATGGAGCGTTTCGTTTGTAACGAACCTACCAGATACTTCTAGAAACGACCTTGCAACACTTAAATCAGGGAATACTAGGCCTGGGCCTGGAGTAATTCTAAGCCTTGAACGCTGGAGAGAACTGTAGCGATTAAAGTAAAATGCAAGCTGGATTTCTGTCGGAGTCGCTACAGAATTTACATACTCGTAGCCATGAGTACCAACGCTTACGCCATTAACAACACTATTTGCGATATTGTAAACTCTTCGTTGTTCTCTATCTGCTACGCCAAAAGCTACAAGCGGAGTTGTACTTGTGCTACTTGTATCTACTTCGCTATAATATCTAAAATTTGCACTTAGGTTGATATCGAAACCAGCAGTTCCGGCCACAATATAAATTTTTGACAGGAAAAATTCGGTTGCAGTTCCACCAGAAAAATTATGGTTGCCTCCAAAATCTTGTCTGCTACCTGGACTTCCCCAGTTTCTACAAACTACAGATATTCCGCCACCAATGTTAAAGGATGCAGTACTAGTGCTTCCCTTGCCATTTACCATTCGGAAATTGTCATAAACACCACTGGCGCTTAGTGTTGCAACTTGCCCTACTGTCAAACCTGCACGATTGCTTGTGCTAAAATCAATGTTTTGCACCAAGATATTTGAACCGCCAAACCGCACTATAGGAGTATTAACATTATTTCCATCGGAGGCTCTCGAAAGATAGCAATTTTTTATAGTTGCGTTTGTGCCGCCTAAAGATAGGTTTGAAGTTTCTCCTGGGCTTGAGTGAAACGAAATTACATTTTCAATAGTGCCGTTTGTTACAAATAAACTTGCTCCATTACCACCAAAAAGAGTGTCTGTGAAACCACCGATTGTAAATTTGTTAATGCTACTTACAAAACTTGAACTGGAGCCTGACATGGCGAAAATACATTGACCGCTTTGCTCACTGAAAGGGCCGCATAAAGCGCAATCTTCAACAACGAGCTGACCAAAGCCCATAGCATTGTTTCTTCTGATTGCACCAAAAGCACAGTTCTTAAACGTGCCAGTTACGTTGCCTTGCAGGAATTGAAATTGACCTGTGATGTTTTCTAAAACTATAGAGGTCTCTGCCGCTACGCTAAACTTGAAACAGTCTGTACCAGTAAAATTATTACTTCGTGATAAAACTGCATTTTTGGTTGAGTAGCCACCGCCTGTTACTGCTACTGCGGCATTTGCCGTTAGGGTTAATGATGTTGTTGAAGCAACACTTAAAACCGTTCCAATCAAAACCCCTGATGTATTGCGAATTTGAGTACCGAGTAACTTGTTATCGAAATCAGTTCCCACACCCGTTACGGTCGTTGAGCTGGTTGTGCAAGTAATAGTGCCAGCCATTTGACGGCCATAAAACAATGCCGAGCCAGAACCAAAGTCTGTGTAAGTAAATATGTGAATGTTGGGAACTCTGACTCGTGCGCCATTTGGAGGAAGTTGTCCTACTGTCCCGCCTACACCGTTAAAAGTTATCAGGCCATTTGCCGTTACATCAAAAACCTTTGAACGAGTCGAGGTGTCAAACCAGGTAGTTGTAAAGTGTGCTCTGTTACCTACTGCGCACCACCATTCATAAACGCCAGTACCTGCGCCGGTTTCTACTTGAATTGCTGGGATAGCATCATTGACGTAATACTGCATGGTCTGACCAGCGGTGCCATTACAAGTACCTAATTGGAACCAATCGCCCAAAAACTGAGTTACTGAGCTTCTGTGGGTAATAGCAAAGTTTTGAATTTTTGGACCCGAAAAAGTTATCCAGCCTCGTTGCCCGCCCGTTGCGCTATTGACTGTAGCGGTTGCACCGTTGGCAAAAGTTAAAACGTCATTGTCTGCGATGTTTGCTACTTTCCTGCGGAGTTTGACATAACCAGTAGTAGGCATTGTAAAGCCAGCTACCATTGGTACCGTTACGCCAATATCGCTCCAGATACCAAGAAACTCTCCGACTGGAGTACCGCCTACTGTTACATCGTTAGTTCCAAAGGTAGGGAGCGCTGGTATATTACCGCTTGAAGCGTCAAACGGAATCCACCAAACCTCACGAGCATCCACTGTGAGATTCCCATTGATGCTTACAGTTGTACCCCAAACTCTACTGCATTGCGCATGATAATTGTCTGAGTTTACCGTTACAGTAATTCCACGATTGATGGTTACATCTTCGTTGCCGAAAGAGGAGGTGAAAGT